CTGAGTCATTGATTCTATTAGAAAGAACCAGAACTTCCCCACACGCCGAGTGGATCGCTGAACCCGAAAGAATATCGCTCGCGTGATTTGTATCTTACGTTGCCTGTATCAAAATCACCATCCATGGAGTTCTGAAGAGCCACGCGCTCGAAGTGTTTCAAGCCATTAGGCACGTCAGTAATCAAGAACCACGCATTCACGTCGGTCAAGAAATGGTTGACTGTGTAGCCTTCTGGGATTGAACCATTGTTCTTGATGGCGTTGATGTCGTTGTTGTTGGTACCGACGCGGAGTTCGGTCTCTAACAGACGAGTAGCAACAAACATCAGTGCTGGTGGCACCACGAGCTTTTTAGGGCGTGCAGCGATCAACAGGCCGCGCTCATCCGTCCAACCGGCGATCTGAATAACGGCGGCTTCCAAAGAAGTCTCGTTCAAGTCCGCTTGAGTTGTAGGTGTGTTCGCGTTTGTTCCGCCATTCACAAGTGAATGTGAAGTGCTAAACAATGGGCTACCGTCGCCACCAGTGTACTGGGCAGAGAAACCGTTGTTGAGGACGGAAGCTGCCTTGACTTGCTTGGTGTACGACATCGCACGGGCCAGACCTTTGGTGTAGCGAGCAGCCAAGCTGTCGTACAAGTTATCTTCGATCGCCTCTTCAGTGATCGAGAAACCCAAAGCAATGGTTTCGTGGTTGTAACGCGCCGTCCATGCCTCTTGTGCATTGTCATAAGCAATGCCAGAGCCCTCACCCTTAACAGGTGCGGCAGAGAAGCCAGACAGTTTTGTCTCTTCTTCAAAGCTACGCTCAGATGTCTCTGTTTCGTACAGCTCTTTATGCTCTTCGCCGTAGCGGGCATACTCCAAACCGAACAATGCGTTCAGACCCGGAAGAAGTTCTTTAAGTAGTTGTGCACGTGAAATAGCCATTTTTAATTACTCCTTACGCAGATGCGGTGGCTGTATAGTATGCGTGTTGACCGAAATTGATCTTCACTAATACTTCAGGATAGTTGGTGAACACGATTGTTGAGCCGCCTGGGATAGCTGTGATGCCGCCTGGAACTGCAATCGCCTGATTGAGGGTGATGCTCGTCGCGCCAGCCACATAACCTGCTGTAACGAAAGAACCCGTCTCAACCAATTGGCCGTTTGGTGCAATGTATGCAACATCCGCGCCTGCCAGAATCGCGGTACTCAAACCAGTGGTCAGAGTAATCGTGGTGCTAGCCGAGCTACCAATGCCCGAAGCGCTATAAGCCGTATCAGGAACCACACCAACCACGCGAAGTGGGAAAGTGCCAGTAGTTGCAGGAGTGGCAGTTACGCCAGCGACCGCACCTAACGAGTTACCTGTAACAGTGCTCATACCGTTATCAAGCATCTGGATGTTTTGTCCGACGACTGGAATGGAGCTAGAAGCAACCACGACACCAGAAGAGCAAACAACCGCTTTGAAGAGGGTGTCTGGATCATCCGTGACGATAGCAACAGCGTCGCCCGCAAGGGTTCCACCGGGCCAGTATTGGCTGAACAGCTTCTGCTTTGTGGCAGGGCTTGTATACGAGCAACCGAGGAAAATGCCCACGTTACCTGCGCCAGCAGAAGAAGTAACCGACAAGCGGCCAACTGTTCCACGACTCAAAGTAACGAAGTCACCGTAACCGATGTTCGTTGCGTAACCATATTGAATTGGCAAGTTGCGAGTAGAACCCGCAAACACTTGACCGCCGATCAGGTTAATCGGCTTTAGCCCGTAAGGGGCTGATACCGTAGGGTAAGCCATAAAAAAAACTCCTAAAATTATTTAGAACCAGAACCAAAACCGTTGCTTCCGCGCGTCGTTGAAGACTTGTGCTCAGAAAACAATGGCATACGTGGGTCGCTATTTCTCATAAACTTACTGTCAACAGATTCCATTTGAGAAGTGTTCTGGTTAGCGTAGTAGTCCGAAATTGATTTCAATCTCGCTGTCGGCATGGAGCAAAGCATTAAGCCGCCCACTTCAACATTACCACTCTTATCACCAGTCAACAGTAGCTCGGGGTGATCTACTGCCTTAACAGGTTCCCAACCATCGCGCATCTTGCGAGACACGTTAGTAGGATCTGCAATACTCAAAATATGGGTCGCAATCCAGCGGAATGAAACACCAGGAACGGGCGTTGGATCAGGAAGTGTACTAGATGGTGTGTAAACATACCTAGCTTCCGAAGCGCGTGTTTCGAGGGAACGGGGGGTGCGGTCTTGTACTGTAGCCATGATATTAGTCCTTTAATTTTAAAACTTGCTCAGCATATTGCTGATTTGTGATTCCGAAGCGCTTAGCCAACTGTTGCTGGGTCTGCGTCAACTGAACAACCTTTTTGCCCGTGGAGCGTGTAGCCGGAGCCACAACACTCGCAGTTTTACGAGGAGCACTATCACCGCCACTTTTAGGGGCGTCTCCAAACACGTCAGGAAACGCTTTACGCACGCGAGAATCAATTGTCTCGAAATACTCATCAGTGCCAGGTGTCACGCCGGAATCAACTAATGAATTGTGCAAGCCTATTGCAAAGCCTGTATGTTCTTTAAAACTTGGGTCCCCGAACCACTGGTTTTTTGCCTGCCAGCGCAGAGTTTTTTCGTCGGGTTGCACAGCTTGCTGTGTCGGTTGTTGCGTTTGTACCATAGGTGTATCCACTTGTAAAGTGGTTGGCCTAAAGTTTTTTGCACTTTCTGCACGTAATTGCGCTGCAATCATCGCTTCTTGGGCCGCAACAATGGCGTCAGTGTCAAAAGACTCTTGTGCCGCCTTGTATTTACGGCGTGCAGCTTCCATGCCCGCATCGGCAGAATCCTTGATCGCCACAGCGTACTGCTGCGAGCCATCGTTCACATACTGCTTGAGCTGCTTGTTCTCCGCCATGATGGCTTCGATTAGGCGTGCTTGTTCTTCTTTCTCGCGTAGGATTGCCTCTTTGCTACGGCGCTCATCGTGCCGTGCATGGGTCAAGTCTGCAATACGCTTCTTGACGCCTTCGGAGTAGTTCTGCAACTCCTCTTCTGTCGGCTCTACAACCTCTTTTGCAAGGGGCTTGCGGCCTTTGTCGGCGGCGGGGGTATCGTCAACGATTTGAATCTCGATGCCGTCATCCTGCTCTTTAACCACTACTTCTGTAGGGGTATCTTTTTCGTCTGGGAATGTGAATGTTTCTGACATGTTAGCTCCTTATGCTCTAGTGATTCCGCGTGGATCATCCACCGTGCACTCTACTTGGTCGTCGTTCAGGATTCGGAACTCTTTGCCGTAAATCTTCAAACGTGTACCTGAGTATGTGCGGGCGATAACGA